GAATGTTGGTCCGCCACCATTACCAAAGAAACCTGTATTGCTTCCAGTGAATCCTCGTCCACTTCCACCACCACCAGAACCACCACCACCAATAGTAATAGTGTATGCAGATACACTTGCTACTGATAAAGAAGTACCAGTGCGGAATCCACCAGCACCACCACCACCGCCAGAGGCACGACCGCCACCAGCACCTCCAGCAACAACCACATAATCAATTGCTGTTGTGCTTTCTTTTGGTAAACTTGCTCGTCTACGGGTTTTACCAGTAAAATCGAAGGTAGATGATCCGAATGTTCTTAATGGAGGCATATTAAATTCTCTCTATGTTAAAATATGTAAATCTAAATGTAGCATCAGCAGTTATAATAGAATCGGGTGTATCAGTAGTGCTCAATGTAAACCCCGATAGTGATACTGGAAATGCATCTTTATAGGAGATACGATATATCGGGTTGTTTGCTGAAGATAATAAGGTAACTGTTGCATCAGAAAACTGTGGAAAATTACCACCCTTACGAGTAGCAAATTGATTTAACTTTCCCAACTTTTGATACTCTTCAAACTCGGTTGGAAATGTCATAGCACGAAGCCAATCGTGTATCTCCAACCATGCCAACATACCCTCATCTACCATAAACGTAATATTCAATTGGTCATAGACTGCCTTTTCACCAGGTGAATACAGTTCAACAAACGGATTGGTTATTGCAATCTCGGACGTTGCTATGCCAGGTAGTGTAATAGTCTGACAAAAATATTGTAGATTTGGCGTCCGAGCAAAGTTCAACTGAAACTTGTTCGGTGCTAAAAAGTTTGGATTGATTGGGTTTCTATTGAGTGCTGTCATATTATTATTTATAATAACTGTATTTATAAAACAAAAAAAAGAGACACCCGAAGGTGTCTCTCTAAATCCACTCTTAATGGTGGTTTGATTACATCAAGTTGTTGATGCGGAAAGCACGATAGTAGTTGTTTCTTTGTGCTACTAACTGACCAAGACCTTGAGTTGTACCTTCGGCAAAAGGATTAGCAACTAGACCGTAACGAGTCTTGAAACCAATCTTAGGTTGGAAAGTGCCAGTATCAACAGCACGAACCATTTGCAGAGGAACGTATGGGCAGTAGAAAATACCTGCGTCATATGCATTCGTACCTTTGTAACCGATAACAGCAAACTCAGATGTTGCACCAGCTTGCCAATATGGATCGATGTACACTTTGATACGACCGAAGATTGTACCAGCAAATGTATTGCCAGTGTCATCAACTGTCAGATTTACTTGACCAGCAAGTGCTGAGTTGTAATCAAGAATGCCAGCCATTGCCAGAGCAGAAGCAACATCAGAAGAACAAATCATGATGTTACCTTTACCACGACGAGTCAGTTTTGCAATTTGATTTGCTTCACGCTCAAATTGGAATGCCAAACCTTTGATTTTTTCAACCATCCAACGACCATTTGAGTCGGTGTCAAGATTGAATGTGCCTTTAGTGGTTGTACCAGCTTGGCAACCTTGTTTAGCAACACCATAGACTGTGCGAATAACTTCACGGTTAATTTCAGCAAGAATTTCAGCAGACAAAATGTTTGCCAATTCAGTTTCAGCGTCAATACCATGAACTGCTTTCAAGTCTTGTGCCAATTCCATTGAGTATTCTGCTTTCAAAGCACGTGTTTGTGCAGTAACAGTAACTTTCTCAATCGAGAATGCCATTTCTTGGAATGCATTTGCAGCAGCACCGTCACCCAAAGCTTCAGCACGACCAGTAGGCATAGCACCACCAGCGAGAACATCGGTATTAGCAACATTAACAGCAGCGTTCGATGTGAAGATTTCAGTTGGTGAAGAACCAGTTGTCAGAGCAGCAGGAGTATTAGTACCAGCACCAGAGAACATTGAGTTCGCTTCGTTGTAGAATGCTTCAGTACCACCTTGATTTGAGAAACGAGTACGCATTGCAAAAATCAAACCAGTAGGACCAGTCATTGGCTGAACGCCGCAGATGTCATACGCAATTAGATTAGGTAACGAACGACGAACCAAACTAATAAGGATTGGGTCGAAACCAGCAACAGGACCACCAGCAGCAGCAGAACCACCGAAACCACCAGCAGAACCTAACGAGTTGGTTGGACCAGCTTCTGTCATCATACCTGATGCTTTTTGCATTTCAACTGCTTGATTCTCAAGAATAACAGCAGTTACAGCTTTACGGTATGGGTCTTTAATTGAGGGCAGGTCTGGATGATCCAGTACACCTTCCCATTTTGATTGTAAACTTTCGGATAGATACATTTGTTTCTCCTATTTTTGTTGTAATTAAATTCTTGTTTTGGAAATTGCGTTAGAAACTGCTGCAACGAACGGGTCGTGTATAGCAACTTTCTTATCATCATCTTCCATGACTTCATTGAAGTGAGTAATTGCAGACTTCTTAACACCTGATGGGAAATAATTTTCACGCAATGTCTCAAGTTTCTCTGTGTATTCTTCCTCTGTGGAGAACTCTACACTCTCTGCGAGTGTTCTGATTTTTTCAACTTGAGTTGCGGTCAAACCTTCACACACTTCACGTGTCAGTTCTGACTTAACGGCTTCAACGAGTGCTTTCTTATACTCGATATTTGTTTCAATTTCTTCGTTGAGTTGTGTTTCAAGCTCTTCAACTTTGGAAGCCAACTCATCGATTAGATCGACTTTTTCTTCTGGAACATTGATATAGTTCTCAGCGAATAGGTTACGTAGACCACCGATAAAGTCTTCAGTGATTTCTGAACGCAGACCAGACTCGATAGCGATTTCGTTATCATTCATCCACTGGTCTACAACGTAGTTCAGATAGTCATCAACTTTTTCTGTGAGGTCAGATTTGATAGCATCAACTGCTTCTTCAAGCATACCAGCATATTCTGATTCGATTTGCTCTTGAATTTGTGTAACACGGTCAAATACACGTGCTTCAAAAATAGTTGCTGCTTTAACTTTGAAGTCTTCCGAAATAGTTTCGTCATCACCAAACATGGCATCAACGTCTTCTTTCATTTTTTTCTTCATCATTTTCATATCTGCTTCAGCGAGTTCTTCTTCATCGTGCTCAGAAATGAACTCTTCTTCTTGTTCTTCTTCATCTTCTTCACGCATGGTGTTTTTACCAACGTGATTCTGTGTATCCGAAGATGCATCAGATGGTTTTGTAGTAGGGGCAGTAGCACTCTTAGCTGCTTTAGTCGTATCGAGTTTAGCAGAGTTGTCATCGGGTTTATAGTTCTCTGGTGTTGGTCCACCAACATCAACGTAAGTTGCACCGTCTAGTTTTTGTGTGGGCATACCAGGCGCTTTACTCTTGCTTCCTGACAGAATATCGGCTGCTGCTTCCATTAATTTGTTTGTTGCCATTGGGATATCTCCTTATGATTTCTTATTTATAAATTTTAAAGTTTTGATAGATAATTTTCGAATAATTTTAAAGCAACTCCTTCTATCTGCTTAGAAGATGCTTTCTTAATCTGTGATTTAGCATAGTCAAAGTCTCGTTCTACGAAATGTCCTTCAACCATCATCCATTCTTTATTTTCCATGATGCCATTTACAAAAGCACCAGGAGCAGATGGGTCTGCAACAATGTCAGCCGCAGTTGCTAATCTTAAATCATCTTGAACTAAGTTATAACCTTCACGTGTCTGAATAACAGAACCTAAAGCACGTGAGGAAACACCGACTGAAATATCATTCTCTAAAAAGTTTTTGACTATTTGTCCATAAGGAGTATCAAGAATCAATGCTTTACCGTAAAATGTATTACCGTCTTCAACTAAAGAAACAATTTTATGTGACACACGTTCCAAATTTAATGATGGTGTATCTGGATGACCAAGTTCTCCAAGAGCACGATTGGTTTTGATATACTCATCATTGTAACGTGTAACTTCATTACGCAATGTATCCATTTTATACATGCGATTGTTTTTATTTACTTTGTCGCCTACTAAGAATGTGCCTTCAATATACAAATTCTTTTTACCAGTGGCTTCGTTTATTACTGTGAGATGTTTAACATTCTCTACGGTTTCTCGTATAAGTTTCATTAGATTGTCTCTCCTGTATATGGATCAACATTATAAGTTGCTTGTTTAGATACTTCCATAAACAATGTTCCACCTGTTGTGATAGTAACATTAGCATTTGCCCATGTTCTATTGGCATTGATTGAATAACCCCATTCATCAAGACGAGCTTCACCTGTACCATGAAGGGATGCGATGTTAGCACTGTTTCGATGAATTTGAATGGTACCATTCGTAGACCAATTCAATCGTTTAATTTCAAAAGCAATAATACTTTCCGTATCAGGACTTGCTCGTAAATCATTGTTTGAGAAAGTATAAGCACCAACACCTTCAACTCGAATAATTGAAGTGCCTCGTAGTGTGTTGTTAAATTCAATCGCCATTTTATCTTAGTCCTATAGATTTTCTACGCATCATTGACATTCTTCTTTTAAACAATGTGCGTCTAAGTTTTGCTTTTCTTGTCGTCTTCCAAGAACGCTTTAACATTCTTGCTTTATGTAACCTAACATTTGCTGGTATTCGTTTAACTGTTTTACCAGATATTCTGTAACCTTTAATACCAGACCTTTGTACATTACGTTGTAGAACAATTCTACCTTGTTTGTTTCTACGAATGCGGCGTCTAATCTTTTGTATGCGCCCCATCTTAATAATATTTGGATTGCGTTTCTTTGTCGCTTCATCCAAAAACTCTTCTGACATATCTTCAGCAACATACCGTTTTGCTTCTTGCAATCGTTTGGCAATTATCTCTTCTAAACGAGCAAGTATAAGTTCCTTTGCTTCAGATAATTTGTTATTAATTATACTGTTGACAAAACTCATATACTTTTCCAAAACTTTCTATAGATTCAACTAATTTTTCTAAAAACTTATTCTTGTTATCGTCACTAAGACTATCATAAGTTTCCGATATTAGATGAGTCATTTCTTCTGTCAACTCAACAACATTACCGTCTTCCAAATGCATCACGTTTGCTTCTGCTTGAATTGGATTCTCATCAATCTTTGGTCCGTAAGGAATAGAAAAATGTCTGTCCAACTTCTGCGAATAGTATAACGCAATTCGTGTGTCATCTGGATACAAACGAATTGCTTTTCTTCTTAACAACAATACTGGAGGAGGTTCTTTGTTTACATTAACCGACTCTTTTACTTCTTTTTTTCCTTCAGTATCTTTATCTTTATATAAATCGTCTACATCAACTAAGTCTGCAAACTTCAATCGTGAGCGTCTAACTTTGCGACCACTAGGACTAAGTTTATAGTCCGATGTATACTGAACCGTTTCTCTTCTTTCGTGTATTGCTTTTCGTGCTTGTGTATTGATGGTCTTATTATGTGAAAGCAAGTCCACCATCTTCACAAACATGTTCTGAATAATAGCACGATCTGCTTGAGTGAAGTTTGGTTTCTCTTCACCCATTCTATCCAGTATCTTGTGAATGCGATTTATCTGTGCCTTATTGGCCAGACCAGCACGAATCAAAGCATCAAACTTAGAGTAGTCTGCCTTCTTGTCTTCTTCAACAATAAGTTTGAATTCGTCTAATGCTTTCATTCTTCGG